CAATCCATTAGACTTCACAGCGTCATTGTAACACAACGCACCACGTACATGAATAGGCGTACCTTTCTTGTATATACTCTTGTTGTCTTCCCACTTCTTGAGTTCAGACACACCACGAGGAAATGATATATTCTCGGGCGGTAAGTTACTGAACTCAGTTCTGAAGTCAGAAATGAATTGTTGAGTATCAGATTCGGTACCTTCTATGATAACGCGGAATATCTCTTTGAACTTATCACGGACGACTTCAGGAGTCGAAGACTTGATGGCTTCGATACCCATCATCTTGAGTTTTGGTTCTGCGTACTGGACACCTTCGTTGTTATGTACATTCAGGATATAACGTTTCTTCGCCATCCAGATACCACGGTCAGCGATAACCTCACGTCCCATTTCCATACGGTTAGTGTACGCATTGGTGACTTTCGCCATATCGTCATACGCATTCGTAAGGAGTTTCTCGAAGTGTTCAGAACAAATCTTATCAAGGAACTTAACTGGATCTTTCGGTGTGAACTGGTTGACTAAGTCACCCATACGAATGTAAACAGAATCGGTATCGATTGCGACAACATAGTCTTCACTTGTTTTTAAAAGTTTTCGCATCTCGTTGTTAACCGCACGTTCTGCCCACTTGATGGCAAGTTGACCAGCCATAGTGATAGATTCAGCAACTCGCTGATCGAAATATCTGAACCAACGATTGCCTAAAGCGCCATAAAGTGAATTCATAAGTAACTTTATGGCCATCTGTTCATTATACAGGGAAACGATCCGATAGTCAAGCGTTTTTGTAGGATTTTTTTCATATTCTTGTTGACATCGTAACATCTCATCTTTTATATTCCGACGTTCGTTGTAATACTGTTCGATGATAGTAGGGACAACACCTTTCTTATCTTTAGTGAACCGAACACCTGTAGGCGATAACGAGTAATCCGCACCTTCAATATTAGTTTCACCAGACAAGAAACTTTCTACAGACGTACCCATTTCGATACCATCGATAACAGTTTCGGGTGACATGTTCCACTGTACAATGATGTTAGGATAGAGTGAGTTCAAATCGAATGAGGTAACCCATTCATGAGAACCGACCTGTGGTTCTTTCACATAACCGCCTGGATATGGAGTCTTCGCTTTGTCAATCTTAGGTGGTACTGCGATCTTCTTCTTGGACAGCATACGATAGATGATAGTATCCCATATGCCAGTGGTACCCATAGTATCACCATAGTTCGAACCAGCTTTGTATGCCATAGTAAGAAGTAATGAAATCAAGTCGAGTTTCTCGTCCAGTCTGTGAACGAGTTCAACGTCTTTGATGTTATAGTCAATAAACTTCTCGAAGTCTTCTTTGTATAACGTGTAGAGATTACCGTGTTCTTCATACGAGATTTTACGTTCACCAAGTACCACGGATGCGATATGGTCCAGACGATATGACTCTTGTACCTTGAACGAATACTTGCGATAGACTTCCAAGTAATCGAGTTGTTCGATGCCTTCGATGATATACTCTTGTTGTTGTTTACCGAATGTAGTGACATTACGTTCTCGAATCAAACCCCAAGGCGACAACTGTTTAGCACGATCATCTGTACCAGTGATACGACGCAAACGATTAATGATATATGGAATATCGAAGAATCGAGTGTTCCAACCTGTAATGATATCGGGCATATGCATTGACCAGTAGGTAACAAACTTATCAAGTAGGTCTAACTCATTGTCGCATTTAATGTATAGAACGTTCTCATCTTTAGGCGTGTATTCATTCAGTCCCCATACCCAATAGACGCCATCATTCTGACGACAAGTAATAGAGATTACAGGATAGTTAGCTGCGATTGGTTCAGGGAAACCTTCGTCTGACTGAACCTCGATATCGAAGTTGAGTACCTGAATAAGTTCACGATCCCATTCGACGGTATTTGGAAACTGTTCTGTGATAAACTGCGCAACGTAGTTGGTATTGCCGTAAATAGAAAAGTTAGAAACACCTTCGTATTTCTTCATGAACTCTTTAGACTCTTTCATGTCACCGAATACGATTGGCTCGACGGAAGTGCCATCTAAGGTAGTCCAACCTGAACCCTTATCACCAGGCACAAATAACGTAGGTCTGAATGGAATCTTGTGTCTAACAGGTTTACCGTTTGAGTATCCACGGTAGAGGATATTGTTACCATAACGGATAACGGACGTGTAGAATTCTTTGTTCAATGTTCTCACCTGTTCAATAATGTTAATATGTATTATACAAGAAAAAAGGGATTTTGTCAATCCCTTGTTTGAAACATTGTGCTTTCTTTCTTAGTATATTTACCAAAGATATTACCTAGACGTAATGGTATCTTTTTAAGAGTGTCAACTACATTTTTGTTTTTAAAATAAGTATCTACCGTGGGATATTCTTTAATGATTTCTTCATCTACAATCAGAACTCTGTCACGATTATAGTTGAGATAACACATAAGAAAAGGGACGCCTTTATTAAGAAACTTTTCCTTTCTTCCAAGGAAGTGAATATTCTTATAAAAGTTAGGCCAGTCATTCTTCCACGCACTCCACCGTTCGATGTCTAGATTTACTATTCGTCTATCGGTACCATTCTCCACAAGTGCGAGGTCAACGCCATACTTACCATCTGGATGAGGAACCCATCGATAGTCGCCACGTTCTATGAAGTCCTTGATGTAGGTTTTGAGATTATTATCCTCTTTGGCCATAGTGATGAATGTAGAGATGTCCTCAGAATCGTCAAAACTATCTTGACGATCTGAGTATGAACCCCACTGTGTTTTAAGTTCTTTAGTCACATGGTTCATAATTTATAACACCACATTATCTTGGTCTAGTTGAGGAATGAATCTAATACGAACACGTTCTAATAGATCACCTGAAGTATAAGCATCATAGAATGGTTTTACATAATCTTCGAACTCATTTTTAAGAAGATTTCGTTTCACACTTCGAGCACTCAATATCTCACTAGAGGTTAATGCCGTGAAGTGAAGTAAAGCAGTGATATCTTTGTTATGACATTTTAGTTCTTTAAGAATCGTTCTAACTAGACGTGTATCATAGTCTTCATCTCTACCACTAGCCTTTTTCATGAGACGAACAAGGACGCGATTGTTTTCACTTTCTTGATGTAACGCATGTTCGTTTGCTTCTTTTTTGGTAAACATAGTCGGTACACCAGAAATTTTACCTAATGCGTGTTGAAGTTTCATGAACAAAATCTTTCCAGTGTCCGTAGATTTATCATAACCTAAGTCAGCAAAAGCACCTTGTACAGAACCATCGGAATCATCAATGATACCTTTTTCTATCATTGTTTTAACGATAGACACGGTATCTTCTTTAGTGCGAACGTTTTTAGCTACTTCTGTAGTCTCTTCAGCATTCTCCATAGACATGTAGTTTAATTTCCAGTATTCTGCTGACTTTTCGTTGTACTCTTCAAACTCGACTACTGCGCAATAGAACATTGTCGCTCCGGCTTCTACGTGACCACCGTGACGGTGACCTCCAGCAACTAATTCGTATGTACCGTCAGGTAAAGCGATTACTACAGGTGGTACGTAATGTTCTGGTTGGTATGATCCTTCGGTGATAAGGTTTTTATAAGCAATAACCTTTTCCGTATTAAGACCTTTTGCTCTTGCGTAGTTTTTGCTGTTTTTAGTTGAAATGATTTTTGACATTGGAATTCGGTCGATGCGAATTACTTTCATGCCTGGTGCTTTTGGTTCACGAACTTTTACTGTATATGTCATAGCTTACGCTCCTAATATTGTAGACATTTAATTGGTTTTGTAAGTATTTGCTGACGCATTAACAACTTACAATACCTAGTATACAGAAGAACAAATGGTTTGTCAACACTTTTATTCAATTATTTTAAAAAAATTATGACGCGTCCAAGGTTCATTGATATGTTTGTCAATATATCCGTGGTGTTCTTGCGTTACACTCAAACGTTTTGAAATCACCTGAGTAGTAGGATTAGGGATACCTGTACGACGTCTGTCATATTCATTATAGTACACACCTATATGACGTCCTACACCTAGAGTGTCACATCCCTGCCATGGGTGAATAGCTGGGTCAAGAATACCAAAATAATCTATCTCGGGACGTTCCAAGTAGTCTGTAGTAAACGTTCGGTACAATCTTTGTAACGTACAATATGGACCACAATTAATAGGCATTTGTCGTTTAGTCAACGTATGATACATCCAGTGAGCAGCACGTTGATCCATACAGTACATACCCATAAACAGACCAATATTACTATACAACTTATTATGAGATGATTCAACTAATAATTTGAATGTTTCATATCGTTCTTCGAGTAACCAAGTGTCATGTTCCATGATAAAGAACTTTTCTTCTTGTTCACCTTGTTGACGCATTAATTCCCAATGAGAACACATACCTGCTTTCTCAGTAGGAGAATGGTCGTCTTTTTTCTTACCTGACTTAACGTCCGCATTCATAAGGCTGGGTGCCCAATTATAACGGTCAACGTGTTCTTGGAAGTTCTCCGAGTCTGGAGTAATAGCGTCAAACGTTTCTATTGAACTTATAACACCATCGTCTAGCGCACGTTGGAAAGAGTGTCTTGAGTATGCTGCGTATTCTTCTGAGCGTTCGTCACCTTTCATTACTATTTGTATTGCTTTCATATTTTACTCAAATTTATTTGTATAGAATCCATCGAGGTGTATAGGAGACTCAGTGTATACACACGCGTACAATCCTCGACTTTCATTTGTTTTATTTTTACCCGACCTATGATATGTATTACCATTGATTGCGACGATATCGCCACGTTTAGGATACAACTTAACCCACTCACCGTCATCTTGATTTTTAACGTCAAGACCACCATTCGCGTCAGTGAAGTCGTCTAATATCCAACATAGATTAACAGTATGTATAGTACCGTCACTATTTGGTCCATACTGATTGTCATAGTGCGCTACGAAGTCTAATGTATCGTTAGGTAGTTTGATAACTATCTGATCATTAAACAAGTATACAGTATCTCCTAGAATGTCCTGAGACAACCTTAACATGGTATCACTAGTATACAATGAGTACAACGTTTCGTCAAACTTACTCGCACAAGATATACCCTTCCAAGTCGAATACTTAGATACATCTATACGCATACGTTCACCAATACGTTTAACAGTATCAGTTACTTCATAAGGCAACACGTCTTTGAGGTGCGTCCAACCTTTAGTTTTATATTGTCTATTCATAATACCCATAAAAAAAAGGAGACCGAAGTCCCCTTATTTATTAAATAGTACCAATGCTATAAAAGATAGCGCTGAGTACAATTGTCGTGATTGACGCATAGCAGAATCTATCTACCATTCTGTCGACCTTTTTATGATTACTCATTTATTCCTCGTTAAAAATTGTTAATATTAATTTTCCGAGGACGCTGACTTTCTGGTACAACCACTTCCAAATTAACGGCAAGTAGTCCATTACTGAAATCAGCTCCAGTGACTTCAACATACTCTGATAAGCGAAATTGTCTCTCAAACTTTTTCGTTGAGATCCCTTTATGGATATAGTCGCGACCACGATCTTCGTGTTTACCTTTTACGGTAAGGATGCGGTCTTTAACTTCAATCTCTAATTCCTCTTCACTAAACCCAGCCACAGCTAGTTCGATTAGGTACTTGTTTGCGTCCGTTTTCAAAACGTTATGTGGTGGAAAACTATCGCTTGAGCGTCGTGAAATGCTTTCTAACTCATCAAACATAGATTCGAAGCCAACGAAGGCAGAGCGAGGAAACAATTGTTTTGCTGTAAGTGTCATGTTAATACTCCTAGTATTTTAGCAAGTTTTAAAGGACGCCCGACCATCGGCACGCCCAAGGTTTTAAGTTTTAGTAGTACGTCGACGGATCTGGATCGCCTTCTACTCCAAAGGAGAAAGAAACGCGAGATACCCGAGGAAATACTTGGTGGTGCGTACCGCGTGGAATATACGCGTACATACCAGGCTCGAAGTCAAACATCTCATTGTTGTTATATCCTTCGAGTTTGAAACCCACGGTGCTAATGACTTGGACTAAGAATACGTCCATACCATCTTTGTGCCATGGGTAACTTCCACTATCACGACCAAACCCACTGAACGCAATGTTAGTGATTTTATTTTCGTGAAGAGTGAATACGTCTTGCATTTCGGTGTAAATATTCTTCGCAAACTCTGGCGCACTACCACGAGTATGAAAGTTATTTAAACCAATGCGAAATTTATCTGAGTTACGGTCATAGAGTTTCTCTGGGTGAGAATCCATCATGTCCATATACTGAGTCCATCCATAGGTTTCTTCCATCTTAAATGGCAAGCGACCTACGAATGGTGTTTTAGTTTTGATAAAATCTTCTTTGTCTTTGAAGATGTCGTACATAATATAATTATCCTTATGATTAACTGTTGCCGATGTTATACTTCGGTTGTAAGTTCCATTCAGATTTATCTTTGAATGATATAATCTTAATTTGACGCATAGGCGCACAATCTTTAGCCACCTCTTTATTTACGATTGTGACTAATCCCCAATCCTGTAAGAGTGTTGCGATTGTATTACGACGTTCTACGTCAGTCGTTTCTAAGTTAGACTTCTTGCCATCAAGTAAGAATAACTCTTTAAAGTGAACGATAAAGTAACGACCTTGTTTATGGAGAATATGGCAAGATTGAAATAGAGTATTATCTCTCCGAGACGCCACACCAATTCTCGTCAATGTTTCTCTTACTTTGAGGAAGTCGTCTGGTTCAGAAAGAGTTATTTCTAACATCATTTCTGGTTCCCACTGTACTAAATTATTTTCTTCCACCCTTATTTACCTTCTCTTTTATTATTGTTATTTGTTGATCGGATAGTACGGAAAGCGCTTGTTTTGCTTTTTCATTGCTGTAACCAAAATAACGTTTAATTTCATTTAAACTATTTAGTTCTTTCGATTTATCCCATTTACTGAACCTACGCTTTTTTCTTACAATACCTAAGAAAAATTCATACTGAAGTTTATCGTCTAGATGATGAAGACGATTCATTTCATTAGCGTAAAAGATAGTGTCGGGAAAATACGACAAAGAACGATTTATAATATAACTGTTATAGTATTTAGTATTTTCATTGTCTTCGTTCAACAAATTTATTTTGGTTGAGTTAATAGAGTTTAAAAAGTCAAAGGGAGATAACTTTTTATTTTCTGTCTTCTTGTTTACACCAGCCATTCACATAATCCTTTTCATATAGTTTCTCAATTCTCTTACGTTGTAGAGGATCGATAGCATCATTATACATTTTCAATTTAGTTTCATTTACTCGAAGTTTATTGATATTCTCATTAAATCCAAGTTGGCACGCTTCATTTAAAAAGGTTAGTAACTTGTTCATCTCACTGATATGTACGATCATATCATATTGTTCAAGATTACCAAGATACCAAGACTGAGTATAGAAGTGATTGTTTTTAAGTTCACCGACTTCTATATCAGATATGACTTTATTTAGTTCAGTTGAGATTTCAGGTAGATCATGAATACGACCTTGTTGTATATGATCTGCTCTATTCTGTAAAATATACTCACAAGCAGACTTGAACCTATCAACAGGATCGCGTCTTACAGCAATTCTATACGAACCTTTACGAAAAGGCAAGTCTAATTGGTCACCTTGTTGTTTCACTTTATCATAACGATATCCACGACCAACAAAGGCATCATGACCTCGATGAAGGCGAAACAACTCTTTTATAGTAGACATACCATTTTTAGGGCATAGTCTAACATCTACATTGTTAGGGAAATATAACACATTATCGAATGGTGACATTTCATAAGTACGGACATCAGTCATTACTTCATCTCCACATTAGCCATTACTTCAGTAAGGCAAGCAACTAAATTAAGTTCATGGTCGGCAACGAACGCATCTTTGTATTGGTAGTCAGCAAGGATTAAAACTAACTGAGGGATACTGGCAGGATTAACAGCATCATTCATTTTATCATATATACCACGGAAGATTGCTGCTGGTTCCAAGTCCATGTTATTAACAACCCACGAACGCATCTTCTTGAAGTTCTTCTCTTTAATCGCGACAAATAGTTCTTTGAACGCATCTGCTGAGTTTGAATCAGATAATGCGATATTAAGTTTACCAGCGATACTACAACGTTGTGCTTCGTTTAGTACACGTCTCCAGTCAGGCGCGTGAGTCATTATCATGTTAGCAAGTACGCTATCCTCATACTCAACGTTTTCAGTCTTTAGAATAGTCTTTAGACGTGCCATGAACTGACCACATAGACCAGCAAGCGTCTTCTTGTCGAAGTTAAACTCATAAGGACTACAACGCGAGTGTAGAGGTTCAATGATACGATTCTTGAAGTTACATGTCATAATAAAACGACAGTTTTGTGAGAACTCCTCGATGAATCCACGTAGTGCTGGTTGAGTAGATTGAGGATTAAGATAATCTGCCTCATCTAAGATTACGACTTTGTAACCACCACCTAGAGAAACTGACGATGCGAACTGTTTAATCTTACCACGTAGAGTATCGATGTTACCTTCTTCTGAACCATTGATGACGATATAATCGAGTTCTAGTTCTTCGCAGATAGCACGAGCAACGGTAGTTTTACCTGTACCTGCTTTACCTGTGAACATCATATTAGGTAGTTCACCACCGTCTACGATTGCTTGGAAGGTATTTTTTAGATCTTTAGGTAGGATAGTGTCAGAAACTTTCTGTGGGCGATACTTTTCAACCCATAAGAATTCTTTGCTCATTGGTGTTCCTCATAATAAAATAATAATAAAGTAGTTCCCCAATCGGAATACATCTAGTATACGTCATGGGGTGGGATAAAGCAAGGTATTTTTTAACTAAAAGATGCTTTCAATTCAGTGAATCCACCAACATAGTTAAGTTGATCTTCTTCATTGACTTGAAATATCTGTGGTACTGTGCGGAAAGGGATTCCTGCGATTTCTTGTAGATGCGCTTGTTCTTGAGAATCTAGATCAGATACTAAGTTATATTCATAAGGAAGTTCTTTAGACTCAAGTAAACGTTTCGCTTGTAGGCAGAACCCACATCCTGGTGTTGCGTAGATTTTATACATAATATTAACCTTGGTAACGTTTATACATCCAACCAATAAGTGAATAACGTACTCCGTCAGTTACCTTAGATACACTATGTTGATCCTTAATAGAGAACATAGTACAATCGCCAATTGGCGCGTTAGGTATAGTTTCGCCTAATAATCTAAGTTGACCGCCTTCATAATCATCATTCAAATTGATAGAGAAATTATAAACTCTTTCATTTAAAATTGGTGATTCAGATTCATAATAACGTCTGTCATTATGCCATCCTACACCTTCGCCTTTCATATAACGAGACACGAACAACTCAACTAGGTGCGGTTCAAAGTGTTGTAGTTGTAAGTCATCCTCTACTAACGGATGATTGATTAGTAATCTTTCGAAAACAAGTCTAGCGATATCAGAATCAAGGTCTATTAATAATAATCTTTGATGTCTATCTTCACTATCCCAATCAAGCCTGAAGGTAGTTTCTTCTTTTTGTTTGAATAGAGATACTAGAGTATCACATTCTTTCTTAGTTAGTAAATAATGTCTCGAATACATAAAATAATGGTGGAGGTAACCAGGATCGAACTGATGACCTTCTGCGTGCAAGGCAGACGCTCTCCCAACTGAGCTATACCCCCGAATAAAAAAAGTGGCGGAGCGGACGGGACTCGAACCCGCGACCCTTGGCGTGACAGGCCAATATTCTAACCAACTGAACTACCGCTCCACAATTTGGTACTCCGTACGAGATTCGAACTCGTGTTACCGCCGTGAAAGGGCGGTGTCCTAGACCCCTAGACGAACGGAGCTTAAACTGGTGCCGTCTGCCGGAATCGAACTGGCGACCTACTGATTACAAGTCAGTTGCTCTACCTACTGAGCTAAGACGGCTTATTTCTTTTCTTCAACTTACGTTTTTCAGCAAGTACACGTACTATGTATATACGTGTGAATGCTACTATAGAGAACCATACTGTGACAATATTAGATATCCAAAACGGATCTGTAATATGCCACTGATCAATTATCAACCATAGAAAAAAGATATTAAGTGGGTAGTTGATTAACGTTCCCATTAAAACATGTATAGATGTCTCTTTTGCTATTTCAGTATTCAATTTGATCATAATTTAAAAAGGGGGCTTGGACGCCCCCAATTACTATTTTTCTTTAGTCTTTGTGTTATTGTCGCCACCACGGTGTGGTGAACTCTTATCTTCAGTAGAAGACTCATCGTTCTTATCTTTACTCAATAAGAAACCGATACCAATAACAACTACTACGACTATGATTAATTCCATATTGTCCTCCCGTTAGTTATCGTTATTGGTATTTATACTAAAGGATAATTCCACTAGTATGAGTAATCCATGCTTTCTCTATGTCATCATTAACTGGTGATATGAATACCAAACCACCAACATAAAAGTCAGCTGATTTTGGATCACGTTGACCAGTTACACATATACCATGCGCGAATCCCATACCTTCTGGTCCATTCATGACCATACGTGGGTTTTCGATAGTAACCTTATTATCAGTTTGTCCAGCTAACCGACCGACGTATTCGCCAGCCATGTTAACTACCGCTACGATGTCACCATCTTTCAACGAACTAGAACGCATTACTTAGACTCTTGTTGAGCAGCAACCTGTTCAACCAATGCGACTGCTTGGACTGCTTGGTCACGTAATTGACCGATAGTCGTTAACTCCTCGCCTTTAAATGCGCCACGTGTTACCATAGTGTCGATGACTGCTACAGTAGATCGCGAGATACGGTTAGCAAGGTTATTCAATTGTTCTTGTTCAGGTGTCATTTTAGTTTTAGCCATTATTAAGCTCCATATTTAGATGTTTTTTCAAGGGCGATAAAGTATTCAAGTGAAGAGTTCAAAGACTTCAAGTTAGAAATCAATTTAGAACTGATAGCGACTTCATAGTCTTCACCAATTAATTTTAAGTTGTTTACGTTCATTATATAGTTAAAGTCTACGTCTTCAGGGTATGTACCTTCAACAGTAATCGCGAAAGTATTACCAGTCTTATCTTTACTATCAACAACAGAAATCTCGATAGCACCACCAGAAGGACGGATAGAGATATCTTCATGACCTAGAGCAGACGCAGCACGTTTCACTTTAGTTAACGTATCGTTATTTAGAATAAATTTAACTTCACATTCAGGCATAGTGATATCTTTCTTAGGGGCAGAAAGCATATCGGGATCTGAATAGAAGTACTTAACAGAAGATAAACCAGAACCATCTGATACAGTACAGTGACTATCCGAGAAAGTAATCTGCGGACGGTCTACTAAACCAAGTACAGATAAGAATTCAGGTAAGTCATAGATTCCAAAACCTTGTGGGAAAGTTTCTTCAATCTCCGCACGTGATACTAGGTTACGTGCTGGTGACATAGTTTTAATAGTATTACCAGATTCAATAACGATGTTCTCGTTGATTGAAGCATAGTTGCGTAAGATATCGACAGTGCGATTAGATAGTTCCATTTTTATATCCTCGTTTCATAATATAGAGTTATTATATAATAGTATGTGTAAAAAGTAAAGGTTTATTTTAAGAAATTTCACGCATTTTACTGAAGTTCTTATCTTTAAAGAACTGTATCTTGCGTTCAAAGTGGGCGTCCTCTAACTCACTCTTATGTGAGATAACGAACACGTTAGTATCTTCTTTCAATGTTTCGATAATCTTCATTAGGTTATCAACACCATCGTCATCTAGCGAAGAGTCAAACGTTTCATCCAATACAAGTAGGTTAGTTGATACTGAGTTTTTCATCTTAGCGATCTGTCGCCATGTGAATAGTAACGATAGATCGATACGTTGTTTCTCACCTTCCGAGAAAGAGTCGTAAGAGAATGCGTCACGGTAACGTGAACGGATAGTCTCGTTGAAACTTTCGTCGAGTTCAAAGTGAACAAAGAAATCGAGTATCTGTAAGTACTTGTTTGTTAAGTCATTAATCACTGGTACGTACTGTTTGATAATCTTAGTTTTGATACCTGTATCACGTAGTAATTCGCCCGCAATACGATTGTATGATGCTTTCTCATTCAGTAAGTACTTATGATCAGTCAAACCTTCTAAGTCTTCCTCGAGTGCGTACAAGTCTGTATTCGCT